GGACATTTAGATCAAGTAAAAGAGGGGATCAAGGATTGTAAAAGTTCTTTAGGAGAATACAAAAAGCACCTAGATAATTTTTTCAAAACCGATGGCGAGAAAGGATACAATGAACAGATGTTAATTGAGTATCTAAATAAGAATGCCAAGAATGGAACTCATACGGAAAATGGTGTTAAGTTCTTTTTGGAATGGTATGCAAGACTTGATCTTGGAAAACAGATTCTCAAATGCATCAAGGACAATGGAGAGTGTAGCTTTGAGGCAGAACTATGAGTAGACGAGGAGATAAAACTAATCAAAGAATAAGAAATTCTCTTCTTGATTTACATCTACAAATCAAAAAAGAAAATAAAAATAAGACAAGGCAAGAGTTGGGTTTGGATGATCTTTTCGAAGATCATCCTCATGCCGACAGAGATAAGGACATAGGTAGGATTAAAAGAATATCTACGTCTACAATTCAAGATAGAAATAGGGAGTGATTGATGAGTAAAAATCAAACTGATATAGATGTTGAAGAATACATAAAAGATATTCCTGACGATACGATCTTAATTGAAGTTCGAGGAGGGATGGTAAGTGATGTTCACAATGATTCCAATGGATATATGTTATTCGATTGGGATTCTATTGGAGAACAAGACACTATGGATTTTCATAAAGAAGTTTTAAAAAAATTATTGGAGAGATAAATGACTATAACATTAGAGCAACTTAAAAATGCAGTAGCAGATATAAAACAAAGTGACGAAGAATGGATATGTGATATTCAAAACAATGAATATCAATGTATGTGTGAGGGTTTGGATATGCTTGTTAGACATTTTGAAGAATTGGAGGAGGCTGATAATGGATAATCCTACAGAAAAAAAACGAAGAGGCTATTTGTCTTTCTTCAAGGATGGAGTTGCAGATGCCTTGTTACATGGAGATGGCATGGATGAAAACAAAAGATCATCTGCTTATTATAAACAAGGATATGATTTTGGTTTAACCATGTATTCTGAATTAGATGGTAAGGATTGGGAGGCAGATCATGAATAGAGATCATATAGATTTATGTAGTGGGATAGGAGGCTTTCCTCTCGGATTCTCATGGAGTGATTTACAAACTGATTTAAAATTACTTTGTGATAATGAAGAATGGTGTAGAAAAATATTAGCCAAGAACTTCCCAAATGTACCAATAGCAAATGATGTAAAGGAAATTGCAAATGACTCAAAAAGATTTATTCAAAGAAAGCCGTTCATCCTCACAGGTGGTTATCCCTGTCAGCCGTACTCGGTCGCAGGACGTAGGAACAAGGAAGACCCTCGTAGAATCTTTCCGTTCATCCACAGCATTGTTGAACAAACAAGACCCTCTTGGTGTGTTTTCGAAAATGTATATGGACACTTCTCAATGGGACTTGACGAGGTTCTCGTTCAAATGGAAACCATTAATTACGCAACACGGACGTTTATCGTTCCGTCTAGTTCAATCGGAGCATTGCACAAAAGGGACAGAATTTGGATCATCTGCAAAGACTTGGGCGACTCCGAACACGATGGATCATTTACCTCCGAGGTCGGAGGAGGCAACGAAGAAATTGCAGAACGGACACCGAAAGGGCAGAAAACGTCCGAGCAATCTCAGGGAGCAAGTCGATCCGAATACAGTAAAACTATATCCAACTCCGAGAGCCTCGGACGTAGAGGGGGGAATGGCGAGCAATGTGGAGATCAACAACGGCAGATTCTCAAGGACGAACAAGGACGGAGTCAGGTGGGGAGTGAAGTTGAGGGATGCCGTGAATCACATGGAAACCTTTCCGACTCCAAGAGCATCCGAATACAAAGATTGTGGAGCAGTTGGGAGCAAGAGTCAGATTCACATGGAGAAGAGATCATACCTCTGTGCGAAAGTGAAAGACCCCCAACAACCATCTGGAAAACTGAACCCAACGTGGGTCGAGTGGTTGATGGGTTATCCAAAAGGGTGGACAGAATTAAAGGACTAGGCAATGCCATAGTCCCTCAGAATGCTATGATGATAGCTAATGCAATTCATAGGAGTATGACCGAAGATTAGTTAGGTGGTTGGCAACACTTTCTCTCATGGTGCGAAGATAGAATATCGTTTTTACCTAAATGCCGTAGATGTCATGTATCAGTTTTTCCACAATTTTATTTGGATTGATATGTGGGCAATGCTTGTTGCCGTAATATGATTGAGCAAAATCTACGGAAATCTATCACCTTATATACTTTTATAGGAGGGTATGTATAATGAAATATAAAAAGGAGAATGTTGATGGAAGAGATTCATTTACAAGAAACTCAATTAGAGCATGAGCCTATTATCAAGGAAGAAGTTACATGGGAACAAGCCGTGCAAAAGATTGAAACTATTATAAATGATTTATGTAATGAATATGATAAGGATGGACATCCTTATTATTCAGAATCATTAAGAAAACATTGGAGAAGAATTTTGAAAGGATAGTTATGTTTAAAGTTTTAATTATAGCTTGTAGTATTATGCCCTTTCCAAGAGGTGAAATATTACAGACACAATGTTATGTAGTTTCAGATCAATGGCAACCCACTATTCATGGATATAAAACAAGGCAGCAATGTGAAAATAGACTGAAAGTCATTACAGACTCAATTACAAAAAATTTTGATTTATTATATTTAAAAGAAAAAAAATGCATTAAGTCGCAAGATAGGGAGAGAATATGAGACAAGAAAAAAATAGAAAATATGAAACTCAGTTTATGAATTACAATAAAGCTGATTCTTATTACATAGAAGTTTACACGAATGTAAAAAGAGTTATTAAGGTAGAGGCTATAACTGAAGACGAGGCTATTAGAAAAGCTTTAAAAAGGGAAGAGAAAAGAAAAACTAGAAACTGTTACACATTCGTTGATTGTGATTACAATGTGGTTGAGGAGAAAGACTATGAGGCTTATAGACAGACTAATCAAGAGGTTCGAGGAGGACGCAGTTGATTTTGCACTTGCAGGGATGGAAGAGGAGTCGAAAGACGCAAGAAGATTAGCTAGTAAATACATTGAAATGAAATATAATGGTCACACACATTCACTAAGATCGGAGATTCACGAAAAATGGAACAAGAAATAAAAGACAATCGTTTAGATAATTCTAAACTTTATCAAGAAATTAAAACACATTGTGCACCTCGTTGTCCGAGATGCCAAGGCACTTTACAGACAATGAATGTACATGGACATGAACAATGTGTCTTATGTCATAGTATTATTGATGATTGTTGCCAAGGCTCTCAATTAAAATGAGTGACAATATTATAAAATTCCCATATAAAATGAGGAGAACAGTCAAACCTGTATCATTAGTATGCGAAATGGCTGCAGAAACATTTGAACAACTTGTCATCATGGGACAAAACAAACAGGGTCAAGTTCAAATGATAACAACATTAAAAGACCCTGCTGATATCTTGTGGTACATGGAAGCTGCAAGGTTTGGAATCATGCAAGGATTAGAAGAGGAGGAAGAAATCTATGAGTAAGAAACATGGAAAAGAAAAAATACACTCTATCCATAGAGGTAACATCATCGACTTTCCCAAACCACCCCCATCTAGCGATGGCGGTCGCAAGGAAGATGTGGAGTCTGGGCCACGATACACAATCCATTTCGAGCCAGATTGGGACGGATGGACAGACGATCCAGAAGATAGCTCGGCTTGAGGGTTGGAAGAGAGAGAAACGTAATTCTCTTGAGGGTTGTGGTGGTTATTGGGGACCTTTCTTGACAACGGAAGAAGAAAGAGAACTTCCCGAATCAGATTGGAGAGGTACAGATCATCCCGATGCCGTTAAACCCGAACCTAAATATAAACAAAAATATACCGAGAGTTCTTCAGCATCATCAACTCTCGCATGGATAGAGGACACATACAAATGAACTTTAAATACAAAACAAAACCATATGATCATCAAAGATTAGCTTTAGAAAAAAGTTACAATAAACAAAATTATGCATACTTTATGGAAATGGGGTGTGGAAAATCAAAAGTACTTATAGATAACATTACCTGGTTATATCAAAATCGCATGATAGATACTGCCGTCATAGTCGCACCCAAGGGTGTTTATAGAAATTGGCAAGAGAATGAAATACCAACTCATATGTTGGATGAAATAGATAGAGAAGTTTATTTATGGAATCCGCAGCCAAACAAAACAGAAAAGAAAAGATTGGTTGATGGGGCACATTCAAGAGATGGTCTTAGAATTCTTTTAGTAAATGTAGAGGGTTTTGCCACAACAAAAATGAAAAACTACATTGATTTTTTTACAAAAGATTCAGAGTTTTTATTAGCCATAGATGAATCAACAACTATCAAGAACCCAAAAGCTAAGAGAACCAAGGCTCTGATGTCCTTTGGTCTATCAGCTATATATAAAAGAATACTTACAGGTTCTCCTGTGACTAAATCTCCTATGGATCTGTATTCGCAATGTGGATTCATGAGCAAAGATCTTTTGGGGCATGATTCGTTTTGGTCTTTCCAGGGAAAATATGCGATCTCAAGAACGCAAAGAATGGGATCACATTCTTTCCAACAAATAGTTGGTTACAAAAACTTAGATGATTTATCTGAAAGACTTCATACTTTTTCACATAGAGTTACAAAGGCAGAGGCACTAGATTTACCTCCTACTATATATGCAACTCGTGAAGTTCCAATGACCAGCGAACAGTTAAGACATTACAAAAGTATCAAGGATGCAGCGATAGCTTTACTTGATGATGGTCAATTGGTTTCTGCACCTGCCGTCATGACTCAGTTATTAAGATTACAACAAGTATTGTGTGGACATACAATGACGGACGATGGAGAACTTGTAGAGTTCAAAAGTCATAGGACAGATGCCATGCTTGAAGTTATAGAAGAGATGGATGGTAGTGTCATAATTTGGTCAAGATTCAGATATGATATTAAAAAAATTAAAAAAGTTTTACAAAAAGCTTATGGGCGAGATTGTGTTGTTACCTTTTATGGAGATACATCTGAGAAGGACAGACAGATCGCAGAACAAAGATTAAATAGCGGAGATGCGAGATTTTTTGTAGCGAATCCTCAGACGGCAGGTCGAGGTCTTACATTGAACAAGGCAAGTAATGTTATTTATTATGCTAATGATTTTAACTTAGAATCTAGGATACAATCAGAGGCAAGGTGTCACAGAATAGGACAGAAGAACACAGTTCTTTATGTTGATCTCGTGGCTAAAGGAACAGTGGATGAACATATTGTTAAAAGTTTAAAAGCTAAAAACGAACTTTCAGCTAGATCTCTTGGCGAAGAAATAAGAGAATGGTTGAAATAAATATCTTTGACACTATATATGGTATGTAGTATCTTCCACTATATTAATGGATTTAAAAGGAGTATATGATGGATCCCACTAAATGGAAGTCAGTAGCAGTATCTATTGACGTTTACGAAATGTTAAAAGATTTAGCCGAAAAAAATGAAAGGAGTGTAAGTAGGCAATTAGCACACTTAGTCAAGCAAGTGGCACAACAAAAAGAAGCAGCTTGACAAATACTATAATTGTAAAGTAAAACAATTATTCAATCCCGAAGGGGAAAAACTTAGTAACAGAAAGAGGTAGTTATGAGCGATATGTATGCTCTATTTGAAAAGGAAAAGATCGATGCCGATAAGTTCGACAATGTAGATAAAGAGGGAGCATCTAAGTTATCCAACTTTATCCGACAATCCATTCAAATTCAAAAAGATATTGAGGATGCTGAACAGCACCTCAAGGATTTGAAATTCAAAAAAAGAAAAGTGAACGAAGAAGACATACCAATGCTTATGGAGGAAATGGGCATGGATAGTATCACTGTGGAGGGTCACAAGGTTACTATAAGACCTTTCGTTCATGCTCGTATATCTGAAGACAAGAGGGAACAAGCTTTCAACTTTCTCAGGTCTGTGGGCGAGGCTGACATCATTAAGAATGATGTTACTGTGTCGTTTTCTCAAGGAGAAGATAATGTGGTAGGTGCAGTAGTAGACGACCTACGAAAGAATGGATTTGATCCTGTTCAGAAAACACACATACATCCTATGACTTTGAAGTCGTGGGTTAAAGGTAGAATCGAAAGTGGTGGAGATTTAGACTTTGAAACTTTCGGTGTTTTTGTCGGTAATGAAGCTAAGATAACAAGGAGTTAAATAATGGCTAATACTCAAGTACAAGAAAAGAAAGAAACTTTACCTGTAAATTTCATGAATGAATTATCTGAGTTCGCAGGAGAGGGAATGGATTCAATTGGTGCAGATGATATGCAGATTCCATTTTTAAGAATAATACAAACTACATCGCCTCAATTGAATAAGCAGGAGTCTGTTTATATTAAAGGAGCAAGTGGTGGAGATTTGTTCAACACTGTCACAGGAGAAGTTTGGGATAGTGAAGAGGGTGTCTATGTTATACCATGTGGATACACTCTAAAATATTTAGAGTTTCAACTAAGAACCGAGGGCGGAGGATTTATGGGCGAGTTAAAAGGTAACGACCCTGTACTAACTCAAACTCAAAGAGATGGTGCTACAGAATTATTACCATCGGGTAATGAGTTGATTCGTTCGGCACAACATCTAGTTATGATTGTAGATATTAAATCAGGTGCTACACAAACTGCGATTTGTGACATGAAAAAGACACAGTTGAAAGTGTCTAAGAAATGGAATACCATGATGAAAATGGTACAATATACAGGTCCCAATGGATTGTTTAACCCACCTATGTGGGGAACTGCATGGAAGTTAACTTCTACGCAGGAAAGCAATGATCGTGGATCCTGGTACAATTTTGCAGTTGAGAAGGTCGATCCAACCTTGCTCCCCCAAGAGGCTTTCTTATCTGCAAAAGCTTTCTATCAATCGTTTAGGTCTGGAGAAATTAAGACTCAGGCAGGGACGAATGAAGAAGTGACAAATAGCAGTTCTAAGGAAGAAGCACTGCCGTTTTAATTGTTTGGGGCGATGAACTTCCTCCCTTGTCGCCCCAATCTTTTAGGGGAATATAATGAACATACACGAAAAGTTCATGGTTGCATTTGAAGGGTTTGGTGCAGCACACGGACAGACAAAAATATCAGAAGAAAGAAGAGCAGGTAAGCAAAAGGCTCATTCTTTTATTGTTAGAAAACCTTTAACTCTATCTTTGGTAGAGTCACATATAAATGGATTCACGGGTGTTGGATCTATTCCTATTAACGAAGAAAACAAATGTAAATTTGGTGCTTTGGATATTGATCAATATCCTTTGGATCTTGTTGCTTTAGATAAAAAAATTAGAAAATTTAAAATACCTGCCGTTGTATGCAGAAGTAAATCTGGTGGGGCACACATATTCTTTTTCTTTAAAGAATGGATTGGTGCAGGAGAATTTAGAGACAAAGCATCTGAGATATCCTCTGTGCTTGGATTTGGTAACTGCGAAATATTTCCAAAACAAGAGCAAGTTTTAGTTGAACGTGGAGATGTTGGTAATTTTATTAATCTTCCATACTTTGATTCAGAACAAACCTTGAGATATGCAATTAAGAAAGATGGAGAAGAGGCAACCCTTGAAGAATTCATAGAGTTGCAGGAAAGCAGAACTGTATTACCAAAAGATTTTTTATCTTTGGACTTTGGTGGGTCTTCGGATCAATTCAAAGAAAGTCCTCCATGCATATCGACTATGGCAAAACAGGGGATTCCAGAGGGTGGCAGGAATACTTCAATATTTAACGCAGCGGTAATGTTTAAAAGAATGGATCCCGATAAATGGAAATCTTTATTAGAAAATTTTAATACTACTTATTGTGTTCCTCCATTACCTGCATCTGACATTGTGACAATACAAGGACAGATAGACAAGAAGGACTATTTTTATACTTGTGATCAGCAACCTTTATGTTCTTTTTGTAACAAATCTTTATGTAAGACAAAGAAATATGGAATAGGTAATCAAGTTCAGACTATGGAGATAAGTGGTTTGTCTGTTGTTTTATCAGAACCAAGAGTTTGGTTTGCTGATGTAGAAACAAAACGATTGGAGTTATCCACAGAAGATTTACAAGTTCCTTTAAAATTTCAAAGACAATGCATGGAACAATTAAACTATATGCCTCCTGTTATGAAAAATAATGATTGGCAAAACTTAATTAATTCTTTGTTAGAGAATGTTAATGAAATAGAAGTTCCCGAAGAGTTGACATATAAGGGTCAGTTTCTTGAGTTACTTGAGAGTTACTGCACGGGAAGAGTTCAAGCACAATCAGCAGAAGAGTTATCTCTTGGTAAACCTTGGACATCAGATCAAAAAATTTATTTTAAATTAGATTCATTGATGCAGTTTTTAAGAGCCAAGAAGTTTGATAGCTATAGTCGTGGTCAAATACAAGAAAGACTTAAAGAATTAAACAACAATCAAACAGCAAATGGTCATAAAAAATTTAAGAACACAAAAGGCGAGTGGAAAAGCATAAGAGTCTGGTGGGTTCCTGAGTTTGAATCAGAGGTTCAAGTTCCGAGTATCGAGGTTCAAGAAGAAGAGGAGGTACCATTCTAATGGAAGTATTAATAGCATTTTGTATTGTGTTGGTTGAAGAGCCAAGGCACAAAGGAGGCAAGTCAATATGTAATTTCTGGAATCCTGGTGTTGAATTTAAAAGTAGACAAGAGTGTATGGCTGACAAAAAACTTATAGAAGATTATGTGGTTGAAGAAGCTTGGAAAATTTATCCAAAGGCAGTCAAAATATACGCATCAGGATTATGTTTTGATGACAAATAGATGGGCAAGAGGTAGAGCAAGACTAAGAGATTACGTCAATCAGATAAAATTGGAAAGAGGATGCGAGATGTGTGGTTATAATGAAAAAGTTTCAAACCTACAGTGGCATCATGTGATACCAGAAACAAAATACAAAGCCATAGCAGAAATAGTTAGCGAAGATAGGAGTATGAAGAAGGTGGATGCAGAAATAGAGAAATGTATTTGCGTGTGCAAGGCATGTCATGGAAAGTTGGAGATGTAATGGAAACGACAATATTTGGTCCACCAGGGACAGGAAAAACAACAAAACTTATTTCAATAGTTCAAGAAGAAATAAAGAATGGAACACCACCCGAAAAGATAGGGTTTGTTTCTTTTAGTCGAAAGGCTGCAGAGGAAGCAAAAACTAGAACAATAGAAAAATTAGGTATTAGTGATGAGAAACTTGTTTGGTTTAGAACATTACATTCATTAGCTTTTCAATGGTTAGGTTTAAGCACCAAAGATGTTTTATTTGGAAGTGATTATACAAAATTAGGTAAACTTTTAGGACTAGAATTTTCTGCTAATTCATCATTAAACATTGCTGATGGTATGTTATTTACAGCAGGAAAAGATGGAGATGCTTATCTTGGATTAATTAATATGGCTCGTGTTCGAGGTGTAAGCTTAGAGCAACAGTTTAGTGATACAAATGACCGTAGGATGACTTTCCAACAAGCCAAACTAGTTCAACAAGCATTACATGATTATAAGAAAGCAATGAAGAAACGTGATTTTGTAGACATGATACAAGACTTTATAGATCAAGGCGAAGGTCCTATTTTAGATCTTTTGATAGTGGATGAAGCACAGGACTTAGTCCCTATGCAATGGGACATGGTTAAAAAAGTTTTAGTTCCAAGGGCAAAGAAAATTTTTTATGCAGGAGATGATGATCAATGCATATATTCTTGGATGGGAGTAGATGTTAAAGACTTTTTAAATGCTAGTTCTAATAAGATTGTATTGGATAAGTCTTATAGAATCCCTTTAGATGTGCATGATATAGTAGAGAATTTGGTACGAAGGCTCTCTACCAGACAATCAAAAGTTTGGCAACCCACTATAAAAAAAGGTGCAGTCGTTTGGCATTATGATATGATGGATGTAGACCTCAGAACTGGAGAGTGGTTGATCCTTGCAAGAACGAATTACATTGCTAATAAAATCGCTAACAAACTTAAAGAAAGTGGATACCTCTTTTGGAAAGAAGGTTCTGGTTGGTCTATTTCCCCAAATGTACTTAACGGAATAGAGGTGTGGAATAAGATATGCAAAAATCAACAACTGCCGATAAGCGAATGGAAGAACTTTTCGAAAATAACACAGCCTCATGTGTTTACCAAACATGGAAGAAAAGCGTTAACTTCCCTAGACCCCGAAAAACTATATTCAATAGAACACATGGGAGATTGTCTAAATGTGTCAGCGGAGACACATTGGAACCAAGTGGTAAAAGTATCGGACAAGGAGTTGACCTACATAAATTCAGTGAGGAAGAGTGGGGAGAAGATTTGGAACGGATCACCAAGACTAAAAGTTTCTACGATCCATAAGGCGAAAGGTGGGGAGGCAGACAACGTCCTACTTATGCTAGAGTCTTCAAGAGCATGTGCAGAAAGTCCTGATCAAGATTCCGAGATTAGGACTTTTTATGTAGGGGCAACAAGAGCAAAACAAGAATTACACATTGTAGAATCAAGTAAAGATAATGGATTTAGATTATGAAAAAAGATAGAAAACATTTTTTAGACGAGGCAGAAAAACTAATCAACGGACCGAGAGCCAAGGAATATGGGCCAGCTAAGTTTAATCATGAGCGAATAGCTAAGATATGGTCGGTTGTGTTAGCTAGAGAGGTAACTGCTGAAGAGGTAGTTGCTTGTATGATAGGAGTTAAATTAGCTAGGTTGGCTGAAACAATGGAACACGATGATTCGTGGACGGATATCATTGGGTACGCAGCACTTGGTGGAGAGATTATAAATCATGAAAAAGAAACATCAGTATAATTTAGCAGACATGGGGGGCGATTGGTTTAAAGCGAAAGGACCAGAAGAAATGCCAGACTTAACTAACGAAGATATAAAAGAAGTAGCATCCGTTGGATTAGAAAGTGATTGGTCGCCTCCTTCTTCTTTCCCAGATCTAACTAAACACGATAGAATAGCTGTGGACTTGGAAACACGAGATCCTAATCTGATGAAACTCGGACCAGGATGGTGTAGAAAAGATGGTTATGTAATTGGTGTGGCTGTCGCTGCAGGAGATTTTATAGCTTATTATCCAATAAGACATGAGGGTGGAGGGAATCTACCACCAAAGAAAGTTTTCTCCTGGTTAAAAAAACAAATGGAAACTCCTAACATAGAAAAAGTTTTTCATAATTCTATGTATGATTTAGGATGGCTTAGAGCCGAGGGCATAGAAGTTCAAGGCAAGATCATAGATACAATGATCGCAGCACCTTTGTTAAACGAAAACAGAAGATATTATAATCTTAATTCACTTGCAGGAGAATATCTTGGCGAGTGGAAAAACGAAAAGATGATGAACAAAGCTGCAGAATATTTTGGTGTAGATGCAAAGTCTGGTATGTGGCAATTACCTAGTCGTTTTGTTGGTGCTTATGCTGAACAAGATGCTAGGGTTACATTAAAGCTTTGGGATCATTTAAGACCTTTATTAGATAAAGAAGAATGCAATGCTATATTTAATTTAGAATCTTCTTTACTCCCTGTTTTACTAGACATGAAAACAAAAGGTGTTCGTGTCAATACAGACAAAGCAGAGAGTGTTAAAAAGATGTTGGCTAAAAGAGAAAAAGAATTACTACAAGAGGTGGTCAAGGAAACTGGATTCTCTATAGAACCTTGGGTCGCCACATCTATAGCAAAGGTGTTTGATTCCCTTGGGATCCACTATTTTCGCACAGAAAAGTCTGGGTCGCCCATGTTTACAAAACAGTTTCTCTCTAATAATCCCCACCCCATTGCGGCAAAGATTCTTAAAATTAGAGAACTTAACAAAGCTAATACTACGTTTATAGAAACTATTCTTAATCATTCTCATGAGGGTAGAATACATTGTGATTTTAATCCTTTAAGATCCGATGATGGAGGAACAGTAACAGGGCGATTTAGTTCTAGCAACCCCAATTTGCAGCAGATACCTGCACGAGATCCTGAGATCAAAAAATTAATTCGTGGTTTGTTTATCCCGGAGGAGGGCCACAAATGGGGTTCCTTTGATTATGCATCACAAGAACCAAGATGGTTAGCTCATTATTGTGGTAGCTTGACAGGAGCAAATAAACATCCTCAGATAGATCAAGTGATAGAAATGTATAATAAAGGAAATGCTGACTTTCATCAGATGGTAGCCGATATGGCAGGCATATCTCGTAAGAATGCCAAGACAGTTAACCTTGGAATTATGTACGGAATGGGAAAGAAAAAACTTGCCAATGTCATGGGTGTAGATGAAGAAGAAGCTGAAAAATTATTGTCTACATATCATGAAAAAGTTCCTTTTGTAAAAGGAATAGCGGACAAGACTTCTAGTCATGCAAAAGAACATGGTGTAATTAGAACATGGTTAGGTCGTAAATGTAGATTTGATATGTGGGAACCTAATTCATATGGATATAATAAAGCAATGCCTCTTGCAGAAGCACAAAAAGAATATGGTAGTAAAGGTAGGATCAGAAGAGCCTTTACATACAAAGCTTTAAATAAATTAATCCAAGGTTCGAGTGCCGACCAAACAAAAAAAGCTATGGTAGAATGTTATAAAGAGGGACTATGTCCAACTTTAACAGTTCATGACGAATTGTGTTTCAACATAAAAGATCAAAAGGAGGCAGATAAGATTGTTGATATAATGTCAAACTGTATTCCAAATCTTAAAGTTCCTTTTGAAGTAGATTCTGTGTTGTGCGACAATTGGGGCGAAGTAGATTAATAAGTAGACTTGACATACAGGTCGTGTAACTCTGATATAGGATCATCTATAGGTTTTTCTTTTTCAAAAATTTCATAAACGTGAGATCTAATATTTGATCTATGTAAGCCTATGTCTTTCAATGTAGCATCATCCAAGCTGTTTAATGCAGTTATTGTTCTTCCAATTTTAAATTTGTAAAATAATTTTGATAACATTTAGTACTCCTTTTCTATTATTAATATATGTTGTTTCCATAAAATAAAAAACTGGGAAAAAATGAAAGATATTGTTGCCAAAATAGCGTGAATCAACGCTAGGCTGTATAACTTAATTGTAGAAAAATGAAAGATATTCTAGGTAGGAATCATACCAAGAAACATTGTTTCGGCTATTCTAGAGCGTCTGAGAGCCTCGTTTTTTGAGTGTTTCCATAATTTTATAGCGTTTTTGATCAGACAGGCGTGACCAGGATGAAATCTCGTCAATTGTTCTAAAACAACCCATACATACATTATTTTTTATTTTGCAGACGTTTTGGCACGGGCTTACAATAGGCTGTAATCTTTTTGGTTTCGTCATTGGGGTATGGAATCTCTGGTTGTTCGTTTAGTCGTCTAGCAAAATACAAGCAGTCATTAACATTGGGAAATGTTTGATCTTGATTAATTATTATTGTGCCTATCATATAGACTAAAGCAAACTCGATCATTCATCCTTTTTTCCCTATAATTCTCCAGTTATTCCCAAAACTTAAAATACAAATGCTATCATAGCTAGGGTGATATTCCATAATTGTATAAGTCTTAGTTTTAAGATTAACAAATAGTTGAATAGGAATATGAGCAGGAACTGTAGATAAACCTTGTTCTTCATGAACTTTAGTGCTTTGGATAGCCGTAAATAAAGGTATCTCTCCTCTATCTTTTATAATTTTAAGAGCTATGTCCTTTTGTTCACACATCACAGGCTTATCATTCCATTCACCAGAAACTGCAAATGTTGTTACAAAAAAAATAAACAATATTGTGAGACTAGTTCTCATCTTTTGTCTTCCAAAAGTATTCGTCTGTATCTCCAAGTCTAAACTTCTGTCCGTTTTCAACTTGGTATTCCATTGTACTCACTTTGAAGTCTGGCTGTAATGGCTTGTCTGGAGTTAGTGAGTTATCATAAACTCTCATTCTGTTATTTGGGTATAAACAAAACTGCCCATTACTTAATTCCAATAAATTAAACGACTTATGTTCTGCTGGTTTCTCACTAGTTGAATAATCTACACTATTTGGATCTGCATGGTAGTTATCTATCGTTGCTATATATTGACCCGTCAATGTTCCGTGGTCTCTGGTAAAGACTTCAAAGTCCATTGACGCTATGAATTGTTTAGTGATAGCAACCACGCCATAATCCATACAGTTCCAAAACTGAAGGTTGTAAAGATCCATATCTGGAGTCGGTGTAACTGGATCAGAAACGAATGCAGAAATAGGCAACTTGTC